CTATATTTATCTGGGGAAGGGTTAATTAAAGATCATTATCTTTTCTGTTCTCACTGTAGTATGCATCAAAGCTACCACCTGGATATCTTGATTCTAGCTTTCTGACATTCTCAGCAATGACTTCATTTGGGTCTAACTGAAGTGCCCTACAGGCATTTACCCAGTACCACATGATATCACCTAGTTCACGTTTCATGTGATGGACGTTTTCATCAGTAAGTGCCTTACCTTGAAAGATAATTTTCTTAGGGATTTCAATGAACTCACCTGATTCTGCTGCTAGACCCATACATGCTGTAATAAGTAGTGGGAGATTAACGTCAGGACCATGTTTCATTTGTCCATCATTTAAATCTAATTCATAGTTTGCATCTAGTCTATCAAGTGTTGACATAAAAGTAGTCAAATCATTACTTGGTTGACTAGTAACTTTTTCTACAAAGTGTTGGTATTTGTTTAAATCAATATTCATTCCTCAACTCCAAAATGATTCATAATATTTCGTTCTATATCATATGCCGCAGCAGATTGTGGTGGGTTTGATGCAAGGAATTGCATATTATTTCGCTGTAGTCTCGCAATGGATAGACAATCTTTCACAATCAACTCGGCGAACTTTTGATAGCATTGCTCGGTGCTTTGACTTTCATCCTGACACTCATAGTATAATTCTCTAATTCGTTCGTTCATTAGAATGCCTTCAGTATTAGCATATTTTCGTTAAACCTACCGTTTGGTACAGTCGCAGTTGCTTTAATACCCTCAAAGAATTTACGTGCTGCGGGCTTACTTCCCATAATTTCTTTAAGTTGCTCACCTGGCTTACGTAATGTTTTAATCTCACTCTTGCCTGTATCAAAGCCAATGATAGTATTACCTTTTACAGTAAATGTCTGACTGTATTGATCGGCAATGTAGTGATGCAGTTTGCGCTTTGCAGTATCATACACCCATGCTTCACTTGCACCATGTAGCTTTGTTGGATGTACGCTAACCAAATCAAGTTTAGCCGCAGCGTCTTTAAACTCTTTGAGATACTTGAGTTTGCTAACAATCTTCTCTACTGGCACCGGCTTGCGCTTACGAGGTGTCTTGCTTGCTTTTTTGATGCTGATATAACTATTGAGGTCACTAATAACTTGCTCAATAGCCTTAATCATATTTTTCACTTGTACCTTGCCGAACTGACTGTAGCCCTCTACAAGTTGTGGGTCTTTACCTTCTTGCACTTCATACCATTCATTAAGTTCTTTCTTCCAAACGTCAAGAATAATAGGGATATGTTGTGGAAGAATGTTATGCTTTGACAGAATATCAATGGGTTTGCCTGGCAGACTACCCTTCAATCCAGCCTGAATAAAATCATCAAACAGTCCAATGATTTCCCCTGTTGCCTCACGTGCTTTTTCACGCATAATTTCTTGCACATTAGGACGATTAGTAGTTTCTTTTTCTACTTCTACTTCTACTTCTTGAGGAGTAAGATTAGATTTAAAAACTGTTTCAGGCTTATGTACACAGGTCATTAACCTAGTAATTTCATTTTGCAATGACATTTCTTCATGCTCAGTTAGTTGTAGTCCACGCAATGTCATACGTGCTAGCCAACCATATGTACCTAAAATCTCACTTTCAGGTGCTTTTGCCATCACCTTAGCATCTGCCTTACGGTCATTAAGTTCTAGATATTGAATTAGTAAGTCTTTGGCTTCTTTACGACCATAGAATCTTGTGTACCAACTGAACGCCCTAGCCATTGCACTAGTACGAAATTCACTATCGGGTTGTACCGCAAAAAATGGCTCTTCCCCTGTGTATTTTGTATCAGGGTCTTTGGGATTAAGTGCTTTGATCATTGCATGATCTGAATTCTTAGACTTACGGGACATGCTTTGCTCCTATTATTAACGAACTGCTATTATAGCATACCCTGTATTTAATTACAACCTTTTGGAATTGTCATTTAGACAACGGATTTATGACTAAATAGTATTAGAACAGGAAAAATAACATGCCGCGCCTCAGCCTTTACCGTCCAGAAAAGACCCAAGACTATAAGTTTTTGGACAGAACCATCAATGAAATGTTCACTGTGGGTGGAACAGACCTATACATACACAAGTATTTAGGGCCTGCGGATCAAGGTCCAAGTAAAGATTTTACTCAACCTCAATACAATAATCTAGATCCTCTGAATATACAGGATTTATTATTCCTAGAAAACCGTGACAGAAAATACGCCCCTGACATTTACAGAATTCGTGGGCATTATAATGTACAGAATCTAGACTTTGATTTAAGTCAATTTGGATTGTTTTTAAATAATGATATAATTTTTATAACAGTTCATTACAACACAATGATTGATCTAATGGGTCGTAAGTTGATGGTTGGTGATGTACTAGAACTACCTCATTTGACAGATTATCACCCACTGAATGACACCATACCTGTGGGGTTACGCAGATACTACCAAATTACGGATGCGAACTATGCAAGTGAGGGCTTTAGTCAAACATGGTATCCACACTTATGGCGCATTAAGTGCGAGCCATTAGTTGATAGTCAAGAATTCAGTGACATACTTGAGCAACCAATTAATAAAGAAAATTACTTAGGTGATTGGGATAAGACTAAAACGTATGTACCTGGTTATGTTGTGACTTATGGTGACACAAACTGGACTCCAGTAAAAGAAGTACCTGCTGGTATTCCTTGTCAGGGTGTAGCTTGGTCACAAACTAAAGAATACCCTATTGGCACTACAGTAACAAAAGACGGAAAAACATATGTAACTACACAATTAACTCCTGCAGGAACACCTGTGACAAATACAAATTATTATGAATTATATTGGGAACGTGATACTGCTGATAACTTGAAAGACATAATTAGTAGGTACAATAAAAACATACAAATCAATGATGCGGCAATTGCTGAAGCAAAACGTGTTGTACCTAAAACAGGTTATGACAGATCACAATTATACATTTTACCTACTGAAGCCGATCAACCTGCACCACCTGTTAGTTTAATTATTCGCAATGGTGATCCTGAATTAGCATTAGGTTCTTTAGAAATTGTTCAGCCAGCTGGCTTTAGTCCTAGTCCTATCATACGAATAAGTGCAGCAGCACTAGCTAATTTACAAGAACAAGTGGGTGACAATGACGCAATTAGAGCATTTATACAAATGAGTTTAGAATTAGCAGAGATAGCACCTGAATTAACAGACACTGGATCAGGAGCAGTTGAGCCTGATATTGTTTTAGCAGTTAAAGCTTTTGGTCCTGTTTCAGTACCGTTTGGTACATCAGATAATACATATGCTTTTGCTGATGCTGATCCTGAGCAGCCTAATTTTGATACAACACAATTAACACCTGATATGGATTTCCGTGCTGACTGTGATCCACGATTTAGATTTATTGTTAGAAGTAGTCCAACAGGATTTGGTTACTTAGAAGGTTACTTAGTTGGTACAGGCGAAGCTCCGAACGGAGAACCTGTAACATCAGCTATTGAGTTTCCACCTAATCCAACTACAGGTCAATATGTATTACGAATAGACTATCTACCGCAACAACTGTTCCGTTTTGATGGTGCTATTTGGGTTAGAATAAGTGAGAACGTCAGAACAGGTGTAGCATTTGAAGCAGATGATGAATCACTATTATCATCATTTATTAATAATAGCAATGTTACTGCTACAACAAGTGGTACGATACCACAACAACAACCGCTTTCATCAATACTTACAATTACACCAGATTAAGGAATTAAATGGCACAATATTTTTATGACAATCAGATAAGACGATTTTTAGTGCAGTTTGCAAGAATTTTTAGTAACTGGTATGTTACTAAGGGTAAAGATCCTGCAGGTAATGATATTCTTGTTAGAGTTCCAATACAATACGGAGATCAGAGTAGACAAGTATCTACTGTAATTGCTAATAATAGTCCAAGCAGTTTACCTAGTACGCCTATGATTACCTATTATATTTCTGCACTTGAATATGATCAGACAAGAACTCAAAGTCCTTATTTTACTGACAAAACAAGTGTACGTAGACGAACATTTAATGAAGATACACAACAATTTGAACAAACACAAGGTGATGCATTTACTGTTGAACGTTTAATGCCCGTGCCATATACATTACGTATTACCGTAGATTTTTGGACTAGTAACTATAATCAAAAATTAGAATTGTTAGAGCAGTTAGGTGTCTTGTTTAATCCATCAATGGAAATTCAGAGTACTGATAATTTTATTGATTGGACAAGCTTAAGTGTAGTTTATCAAGATAGATTAACGTTTAGTAGTAGAGTCATACCAATAGGATCAGGCAATCCAATTGACATAATGACATGGACTTTTTACATGCCTATATGGATTAGTTCTAGTGCTAAAATTAAGAAGCTTGGAGTTATATATAAAATTATTGCAAGTATATTCCAAGGTAACGCACTTACTGATATGCAAGATGATGATTTATTATTGGGTACAAGACAGAAAATTACCCCATATGGTTATAAATTACTATTGCTAGGCAATTCATTACAAATACTTCCAGAGGGTCAGCCATTCTATCCTAATAACGAAAGTATGGACTTACCTACGAATCCAAATACTAATGTATATTGGCAAGCGTTCTTAAATGTATACGGTACAGTACGTCCTGGTATTA